ACGGCAGTGATCTGCTCATCGGTGCGATGTAAAGCACAAGTCAAGGCCCAGAGTTCTCTGGACAACCAGCGGCGATACAACCCTTTATCAACCGTTTTCAGGAGAAAACAATGGCAATTAGTATCTCTAATGCTTTTGTAACCCTGTTCGATACGGAAGTTAAGCAGGCATATCAAGCTGATGCTGTCCTGCGTAACACTGTCCGTCTTCGCACTGGCGTTACTGCATCTACTCACCGATTCCCCCGAATTGGTTCTGGCGTTGCTCAAGTTCGCGTTCCGCAAACTGATGTGACACCTTTGAACGTGACCTATTCACAAGCAACTGTGACTCTGGAAGATTGGATTGCCGCTGAATACAGCGACATCTTCAACCAAGCCAAGGTCAACTTTGACGAGCGTAGTGAATTGGTGCAGGTGGTTTCTAAAGCCATCGGTCGCCGCGCTGACCAATTGGTTATCAACGCATTGGCTAACTCAGGCACTAGCTTGACCGTGGCTAACAGCGTTGGTGGTTCTACTACCAACTTGAATGTGGCTAAATTGCGCGAAGCACAGCGTTTGATGAACGCTAACAACGTGCCAATGGAAGACCGCACCATCTTGATTCACGCTTCTAACCTGAGCAACTTGCTGTCTGAAACCGCTGTGACTTCTAGCGACTTCAACACAGTGAAGGCTTTGGTGCAAGGCGAACTCGACACCTTCTTGGGCTTCAAGTTCATCACTATTGGTGACCGCGCTGAAGGTGGCTTGACCGGTGGTGGCTCTGGCTCTGACCGTGTTGTGTACGCTTACCACAAGTCTGCCATCGGCATGGCTGAAGGCATGGGCGTTCGCTCTGAGATCAACTACATCCCTGAGAAAACCTCATGGTTGGTTGCATCTATGTTCTCTGCTGGCGCTACCACAATTGATGCTGGCGGCGTTGTTGCTATCACCTGCCGCGAATAAGGAGAACTGACATGGCATATCTTGCATCTGGTTTGAACACCATTGGCGGTCAATCTAAGGCTGGTGCTGCTCCACAAATGTGGTCTTACACTACCCCTGACACAATCGCTGATGTGAACACTGCTGGCTATTTCAATGCCGCAGCATCGTTGCTCCGAGTTAGTGACGTAATCTTCTGCTATACCAGCTCTGGTGGCACTCCCGCGATGAACATCGTGTGGGTGAACGCTAACAGCGGTACTGTGGTTGACGTTACTGACGGCACTACTGTTGCCGCCACAGACAGCGACTAATCGGTAAACCGATATGAACAGACCAGCCACTGATTATTCGGAGGCTGGTCTTTCTTACATTTTGAGGTGATATATGGCAAGTGGTGATACCGATCTGAAAGTTTGCTCTGACGCTTTGCTGTTGCTTGGCGCTTCTCCTATCTCGTCTTTTAACGAAGGCACTGATGGCGCAAACGTATGTGATCGAATCTACCCTGACTTAAAGAAGTCAACCTTGCAATCGTATCCTTGGACCTTCTCATTCAAGAAAGTCCAGTTGGCTCGGACAATCAACACGCCAGTCAACCAGTACAAATACGAGTACCAGCTACCATCTGACCGCTTGGGTACTATTCGCAGGGCTTACAACAGCACTGCTGTCGGTGCAGGCATTTTCACTGATTGGGTAATCCAAGGTGACAAGCTACTGACCAACCAAGAAACCGTAGTCATTGACTACCAGTATCTACCAACAGAAGCAGAGATGCCTTCGTATTTCATCCAGTTGTTGAAGTACATGATGGCTTGGCATCTTGCTGACCCGATTACAGATCAAATTGCAAAGACGCAACAATGGCAGATTACAGCCGTTGGCTCACCTGGCGAGAATGGTCGCGGTGGTTATTTCCGCACAGCTATGGTGATTGACGGACAAGGCAATACGTCTGTTGCGTTTGAAGACTTCAGCCTGATTGAAGTGAGGAACTGATGACTCGCTTAGTCAGCATCCAAACCAACTTCAGTAGCGGTGAGATCGACCCGTTGCTTCGTGCGCGTGTTGACCTCAAGCAGTACCAAAATGGCGCTGAGACACTGACCAACGTTTTGGTTCAGCCTCAAGGTGGTGTGCGCCGCCGTGGTGGTCTGAAGTACCTGATGGAGATTCCTAGCGCGGCATCTCCAGCTAACGGCACTCGCAGTGTTGCATTTGAATTTAGCGTTGATGACAGCTATATGTTGGTGTTCACTAACCAACGTATGTATGTGTTCAAAGACAAGACTTTGATTACTGCCATCAATGGCGGTGCAAACGATTACTTGTCGATCAGTGCTTTGACATCCAGCATCTTGTCAACGATGTGCTGGACTCAATCTGCTGACACGCTCATCATCACGCACAAGGACATCAACCCAATCAAGATTGTGCGCGGTGCAAACGATGCGTCTTGGACTGCAACAAACATCACGTTCACCAGCATTCCTAGATACGCCTTCACACTGGCTACAAGCAATCCATCTGCAACACTGACACCATCTGCTGTGGCAGGTAGCATCACGCTGACAGCATCTGCCAGTGTGTTCAATTCAGGTAGTGTTGGTCAGTATGTGAACGCTAACCCACAAGGTCGCGCTCGTATTGTTGGCTTCACAAGTGGCACAGTGGTTACTGCTGTGACAGAAGTGCCATTCTTTGACACATCTGCTGTTGCCTCTGGTCAGTGGGAATATGAGTCTGGCTATGAAAGTGTGTGGAGTTCAACAAAAGGCTGGCCTAGAACCTGTACGTTCCATGAAGGCCGCTTGTACTTTGGTGGCTCTAGAACACGCCCATCTACTGTCTGGGGCAGCAAGGTCAATCTGTTCTTTGACTTTACGCCAGACCAAGCCTATGACGATGACGCTGTTGAAGCCACGTTGGACACCAACAGCTTGAACGTCATTACTGACATTATTTCTGGTCGTGACCTGCAAGTGTTCACAACTGGTGGTGAGTTCTATGTTCCACAGTCTGGCCTAGAGCCAATCACGCCTGCCAACTTCTTTGTGAAGTCTGTCAGCCGCAGTGGTTCACGCGAAGGCATCCGAGTGCAAATCTTGCAGTCCGGCACGTTGTACATTCAGCGCCAAGGCAAGGCACTTAACGAGTTCCAGTTCAGCGACACCACACTGTCTTACATCAGCACCAGCATCAGCTTGCTGTCTAGTCACTTGATGGTCAGCCCTGTTGAGTTGTCTTTGCGTAAGGCAACATCGACTGAAGAATCAGACACGCTGTTTGTGTTAAACGGCAATGGCACGATTGCCACTTACTCGATTCTGCGCCAGCAGGAAGTTGTAGCGCCAAGCAAGTTCACGACTGACGGACAATTCAAAGATGTCGGCGTTGACATTGAAGATGTCTACGTTGTTGTCAAGCGAACATTTAACGGAACTGACAAGTATTACGTTGAGGTGTTTGACACAAACAGATTTACTGATTGTTCGTTTACTGGTGGTGCTGCGTCAAGTGCCAGCAGTTTGCCTCACATTGGCAAAACATTGAACGTCATCTGTGATGGTAGCGTCTTGGATAACGAGGTTGTCAGCGGTGGTGGTTCTGTGACGTTTAACCGCGCCAGCACAACCAGTTATGAGGTTGGCTTGCCATTTAGTGTTGAGATCAAGACATTGCCTGTTGAGCCACGCTTGGCGGCTGGTGTGCGTACTGGCTTTGTCAAGCGCATCATTGAAGTCAATGCTTTGCTGTACGAGACACAGCACTTGAAGATCAATGGCAACTTAGTGCCAATCCGCACTTTGGACACAGACAACATTTTGGACAATGCCATGCCTTCGTTCACAGGGACAAAGAAGGTTGGCGGTATCTTGGGCTATGACCAAGATGCACAGATCACGATTACTCAAGACTTGCCACTGAAGATGACTCTACTTGGCATTGAGTACAAACTGTCGTTATACGGAGGTACTTGATGGAAGCCGCAACGCTAATGTATATCACAGCGGCAGCTTCTGCCGCTAGTGCTTTGGCTTCTGCTCAACAGCAGTCGGTTCAAATGAGCCTGCAAGCACAACAAGCAGAATTGCAAGGTCGCCAAGGTGCTTTGAACTACAACAAACAGGCCGTGGCTGTGCTTGACAGACAGAACCAGCTAAACGCAATGGTTCGTGCCAGAGCCGCCGCTGGTGGCGTGAACCCTGATACTGGTAGCCCAATGACATTGCAAGAGGTCAATGCTGCCAAAGCAGGCGAAGAATTTGGCTTGGCTAAGTCCAATGCTGAGTTGTCGTTGTACGGTGGTTTGGCGCAATCTCAAAGCCTGCAAGCTGCGTCTGATTTTGCTCAGACATCTGGCCTTACTAGCGCAATCACTTCTGCTGGAACTTCTTACTATCGCGCCCAACAAGTTAAAACACCTAGCACTAAGATGGATTGGTTTTCATAATGGCTGATTTACCACGTTATCAATCAATGGGTGTGCAAGTCGCTGACTTGCCAAGGATTAGCACTGCGCCACAGCAGATAGCCGTACAAAGTTTTGACAATCTTTCTCGCAGTCTTGATCGTATGTTTGCATACGCAGAAGACAGAGCCATAACAAACGCCAAAAAAGAAGCATTGAAATATGCTGTTGAAAATCCTTTGACCAAGGATGTTGTTGATGCGGCATTGAAAACTGGCAAAGGATTGAAGGTTGAGGGTGGTGGTGCTGTCTTTCAGGAAACCTACCAAAAAGCCCAAGGCGCTATGCTGAGTAGCGAGTTGCAACTTGAAGGTCAACGCAAGTTGGCTAACGTTGCAGCCATGATTGACGCTGGTGCGCCAGTTGATATGAACCAGATTCAGCGCGACTTGAAAGACATGGTTGACGGTTACTCTGCCAGCGTGATGGCGCTTGACCCAGAGCAATCAATTCGCCTTCGTGCGGCACTGACAACAACAGGCAATGCCTTGTACACCAAGGCGGCTGAACGCGCTATCAAGATTCAGCAAGAGCAATACGATGCCAAATTGAATCAAGCTGTTGAGCAGTCAAAGCCTTTGATTGAGACATTGATTAGCCAAAAGGCAGGTCAAATTGACCCGTCTACTGGCAAGCCATACGATATTGAATCATTGCTTGAAGTTCAACGTAAGCCATTCTTTGATGCAATCAGCGTCACTGGCACTAGCAAGCACCTTGATGCTTTTAACAAAGTAATCAGCGGTGCAAAGATTGGTGCGCTGGAAGCAAAGATCACCGACCCTAAATTTGCTCCAAGTGCAGGCGTTGCCATGAAGAAGTTTATGGCTGGTGACTTTGGCAACTTGTCTGGTTTGTATAAAAACCTAGATCAAGCAAGCAAAGACGTTTTGCGCGACAAGATGATTAAGGGTTTCTCTGATCGTCAGCAAGCAATGGATTTAGACGAAAGAGCAAGAAACATTGCAGACGCACAATCATCACGAACAATTGGCTTGCAATTGCTTGACCCAAATCTGCCTCAAGCAGATCGAGAGAAGATTGCTAGAAAGCTGTACACATTGAAGGCTGTTAGTTTGTCTGAGGCACAAAACCTGATGTCTCCATTGGAAGGCGCAGACAACTCTGTTTTGTACGCGGGATTGATTGACAAAGTAAATCGTGGCTCATTGTCATCAATTGGTGAAGTTGCTCAGTACAAAGGTCAGTTGTCTCGTCAGCAGTTCTCTAGCCTGCTTGGTCATCTGAATAGCGAACAAGGCAAACAAGCCACGAACATCATTCGTCTTGAGGCTGGTATCCGTCAAAACGCATTCATTACAGAAGACCAAAAGGCCAAAGAGAAAAAGTTGCTTGGCTTTTATCAAGAAGAACTTGGCAACAAGGTCAAGAATGTTGATGGTGTTGAAGTCTTGCAGACTCCTGTTGAGGCGGCAAATGCGGCTGTAAAACGCTTCTCAAGCGACAAACTTGTACAGCAATCATTGGCGTCTCAAACAGCCGCAAGAGCAGCGATTGAAAAGATTTTTGAACAAAAAGGCATTCCAATGCCAAATCTGCCGATTGACCAGATTGACTTTGACAATCCATCTTTCAGCAAGTTAAGCGATGGTGAACGCGCAAGAGCCAAGAAGCAAAAAGACAAATACATGAAAAGTCGTGTTGATTAAGGAACAGCAATGAGCATCGAACGTGAATTGCAACGGAATTACCAAGAGGTGTTTTACCCACCTGTGTCTGATCTTGAGCCAGAGGTTCAA